AATGGCAGAGTTTATCATTTCTGCCGTCCGTAACGAAATTACTCCTCAAGCCTTTGTATCTGCTCTTATTGAAGCAGAGATTGGAAAAACAGATGATGAAGAACGTGAATAATGTCTATTACAGTTAATGAATGGTTTATGTGGCCAGAAAAACAAATTCCACTAAAGACTTGTAATAAAATTATTAAACTTGCTGAAGGTAATTGGGAAGAATCTAGTGTATCATTGAACACAGAAGTTACCGATGAAGAAAGAAAAACAGGCATTAAAGAAGTAATAGGAAAAGATAATAAAGTACGAATTAGTGATATTTACTGGTCAAACGAACAATGGCTTTATGATTTAATTTGGCCATACATGATGACAGCAAATCGAGATGCTGGATGGAACTATGAAATTACAGGAGCAGAATCTTGTCAAATTACACGATATGGTCCAGGAGGTTTCTATAATTTTCACGCAGACGGTAGATGTTGTCATTTAGCAAAATACTCAAATTCGGAAAATAAATGGCTTTATGGTAATGTAAGAAAAATAAGTATGTCTTTGGTATTAAATGATAAGTTTGAAGGTGGAGATTTTGAGTTTGCAAGCCAACATAAAGACAAAATTGAAATTACTTCGCATAAACTTAAACGAGGATCATTGATTTTCTTTCCATCACACATGACTCATCGAGTTGCAGAGGTAACAAAAGGAATTCGACATTCATTGGTGTGTTGGTTTCTTGGACCACCTTTTAAGTAAAACTCTTGACAGAAATAAAAATACCTGATATACTAAATAGTATTGATAGGCGCCGATACAGTCTATCAACTATACATTTAACATACGACAATACGAGGATATAAGATATGTCTTTTGCAGACCTAAAGAGCAAGTCAGGCTCTTTTGAAAAACTACAAACCGAACTGAATAAGTTACAATCCACCACAGGCAGCACTTCATTTGAAGATACTCGTCTTTGGAAACCAGACCTCGATAAGACCGGCAACGGTTATGCAGTCATTCGATTTCTACCACAACCAGAAGGAGAGGATCTTCCTTGGGTTCGTGTTTGGAGTCATGCGTTTAATGGTCCCGGTGGTTGGTACATTGAGAACTCACTAACCACACTAGGTAAAAACGATCCGGTGTCTGAGTACAATACTGAACTCTGGAACAGCGGAACGGAATCCGATAAGGAAATTGCCCGAAAGCAAAAGCGAGTTCTAAAGTATTACTCCAACGTTCTTGTTGTGAGTGATCCAAAGCACCCAGAGAATGATGGCACAGTCAGGTTGTTCCGTTTTGGCAAGAAAATCTTTGATAAGATTACCGAAGCCATGAATCCAGCATTTGATGACGAACAGCCTTTGAATCCATTTGATCTTTGGCAGGGTGCAAACTTCAAACTCAAAATTCGTAAGGTGGACGGATATTGGAACTATGATAAGTCTGAGTTTGATTCTCCTTCAGCGGTTTTTGATGGTGACGATGCTCGCCTTGAAAAACTTTATAATGAGAAGTTACATAGCCTACAAGAGTTTTTGGCACCAAGTAACTTCAAGACGTATGATGAACTGAAGGAAAAACTGAACAAGGTTCTTACAGGAACTTCTGTATCAGGAACTGTTGAGTCTTATGCATCTAAGTCACGACCACCAGTTGAGGAAACATTTTCTGTAGAGAATGTTGCTGAAAGTGTGTCAAATGACGATGATGATACTTTGGACTATTTTGCTAAACTAGCAGAAGCATAATAGTCATTTAGACAAAACCCCGCTTCGGCGGGGTTTTTTTATTTCATACCTAGAGTTTTTTCCGTCCAGACACTAAACTCCCATCCTTGTTTTTCACAAAAGTTCTTTGCCGCTTCCCATTTAGCAGTATTTCTTCCATATTCACGAACTTCATATAGATAACCTTTAGTTACTTTTTTACCTTTTGTTGGAGGTTTAGTTTGTTTCTCTGGTTTGACTTCAATTAGCCATATTCTATGTTCTGGGCCGTGTTTTACTTTTACCCAAAAGTCTGGATAATAACGATGAACTTTTCCGTCTAAAGGAGAGACATAAGGAATTGCTATTTCTTCACTAGCCCATTCCAATACGTTTACGTTATTATCAAAGTAACGCATACAGTGCCTTTCCCACATGGAACGATAGATGATATTCCGTGGATTCCCTTTATACTTGTCAGGTTCGTTAGGAACAAAACGACCCTTATAAGGTTTCTTGTTAGTATAATTCTTTTTATTCATATAAATAGTTATACTATTTAGAGGATATCTTAAAATGGCATTATATGAAACTGGAAGAATTGCTTCACCGTTAGCATTTCCTAGAGATTTGGGGTTAGCTTCTGAAACTGCAAACTACATGATGTTTGAAACATATAACATCAGAGGTATGCTTGGTGCAACATCACAAGATAATTCTTTTCTAAGAGATGGCAACAGAGCTGTTATATTACCTATACCTGGTCCTCCACAAACTTCATATGAACAGGGATGGGATCAACAAGAAGCAAACTTTTTAGAAGCAGCCGCAAGTTTAGGGCTGTCTGGCGCAACAGAGGAGAGTATTTTTGACAGGGTAAAAGCTGAGGTAGGTGCTGTTTCCGATGTGGGTAAAGAAGGAACTGGAAGTTCATTTACGGCTTTAATAGGCAAATTAATTGGAAGTCAAGCAATATCTCAAGCATCCGGTAAAGCAATATTTGCACAGACTTATGCAACATACAGTGGTCCTGGATTCAGATCATTTAGTTACAACTATTCGTTTAAACCTCTTGGTAGTGCTGATGTTACCGCAGTTGATGAAATAGTGAAATATTTCAAAATTCATTCTGCTCCAAGAGCTCATGCTGTTTCCGTTGCTCGTGTATACGGACTACCAAAGGCATTTCAAATTAAATACTACAATGCAGACGGCGAAAATCAATGGATAAACAAAATAGGAAAATGTGCATTAACAAATGTATCAGTTAATTATGGTGGAGATCGATACACGACTTTTGAAGAAACACATTCGCCTGTTCAAATTGATTTATCATTGACTTTTAAAGAACTTCAACTTCAAGACCAAGGTTCTATTCGCGGAGGTTATTGATTATGTATTTTAACGCAATGCCAAAAATAGAATATGATTTTGTAGGAGATGGTAATACAAAACTTGTTACTGATATTCTAACAAGAATTAAAGTAAGAGATAGTATAAGAAGTAGAAGGTCTTTATTTTCAAAGTATGATGTCTTTGAAGGAGATACACCAGAATCTGTAGCATATCAGATTTATGGTCTAAGTGAATATCATTGGGTTATTCTATTATTTAATAGATACTTTGATAGATATTATGAGTGGCCCTTATCAATCCGCAATTTGCAAAATTATGTAAATGACAAGTATAGTAATCCAAATGCAATACATCATTATGAAATTTCTCAATCATCTGGTAACACCACTATAAAAATTAAAGTAGAGATTGCAGATGAACCAACAGCAACACCAATAACCAATTATGAGTATGAGCAAGAATTAAATGATGCTAGAAAACAAATTATGATATTAGATCCAGGTTATATCGGAACATTCTTATACGACTTCAAATCGGCTCTATCAGAACCACAACCTTAATATGGCAATCGATATCAAAGCTACGCTTGAGGATATTGCTCGTATGCAAACAGCTACAGGCAACAGTCCAAGGCCGGGTTCGGTAGAACTATCACAGTGTATTATTCAACACGGAGATGAAAATTATTATGATATTTCTTCTTTAGTTCACGAAATTCATTTCTTTGAAGATATTGAACAGTTAGGAGTCAGTGGTTGGATTCAGATTAAAGACAATATCAATCTAATCAGAAATGGATTAATTCTTGGAGAAGAACTTTTGTGGTTGAGATTTGAAACGGCAGGTGCAACGGATTCAGGTCATCCTGAATTTGCAGTAGATTATTCTTCGAGAACTCCTCTCTACATTCATAAGATAGAGGAGATTGTTTCACCAATAACTAATCAAGGAACAACTAGTCAATTGTGGTTGGAGTACCGATTGCATTTTTGTTCTACTGAAATTATAACCAATGATAGAGTTAGACTTTCAAAAGCATATCAAGGAAGAATAAGTGATATTGTTTTGGATGTTATGAAGAAAGAATTGGGAGTAATTAAGAAACCAATTACAGTAACACAAACAGAAGACATTCATCATTTTATTTCTCCCAATCTAAGGCCATTGGATTTTATTTTATCAATTGTTGATAAAGCAAGAATTCAAGATTTTCAACCAGTCGTAGGACCACAGCTGGCTGCAGCTGATAGTCTTTTTAGAGGAGATTTTTTACATGATGTGGTTTTCTTTGAAACTGCTCATAGACCAGTTGCAACTGATGGTGGTTGGTTTTTAATTCCTCTCCAAAGATCAGCATTTGCAGATTTAATTTTTACACTTAATAATGCAGCTACCACTACTGGTGCTGAAGATAGTGAAGTTGTGGCAGATATTAGAGGTTATCCTGCAGCAATGATGAGAAGTTTAAGTTATGAATTTATAACTACAGGAGATAAATGGTCTACTATTTCAGATGGGTCTTGGGCAGGGTCTGAAATCCAACACAATGATTTTTATAAGTCATTTGATGTTTTTAAGAGTGATTATCTGAAACACTTGAACGAAAACAAATATTCTCATGCATCAAAGACTCCGGTATTCTGGCCACCCGATCCGTCATGGAGAACAATCTCCGAATGGCCAGATAGTAAACTATCATTCAAAAGCGGATCATCAAAATATTTTTCTAATATAAACACTTCAACAAGACTGGCAGCATATCCTTGGACTGGTGAAAGTAGAGATCACAAATTACTGCAGGAACTTCAAGTTAATCATATGTTAAATTATGAAAGAATACGATGCGAGATGTACGGTATTTCTGGATTACAAGTCGGAAAGATGGTAGAGGCTGTATTTCCATCAATTGGTAGAGGATCTGGTTCTGAATATGAAACGGGTATTGTGGGGTCTGTAGATGTTTATGGAGAAGATAGAAATAATAACACATGGATGATTACTAAAGTAGGTCATCATTTAATGTTTCGAGGATCAGATACTACATACACATCAACCATGGAATTATCTAACACGATGAGAAATACTAAGAAAGAACTTCCCGTCTATGGAAGTTTAAGTGGAGCAGCACCCGGAAGAAGTAACGCTGGCAGATAAATAGTTGAGTGAGTATATTCGATGAAATAAAAGAGTCTGCTGAAGGAAGAGAATTATCCACCAAATGGTATAGAAGTCAAATTACAGCTTTAGGTGGCAATACCATGACAGCAGAACAACACATAGAGGAAGGTAAAGTAACAGGTAGACCAAACTTTGGAATGATGAATCTTTTTGAATATCGACCACAAACGGCTCAAAGATTACCATTCTATGATTTATTTCCATTAGCCATACCTGTAGATACTTTTCGAGGAGGATTCGTAGGAATCAATTTTCATTATTTGACAATACCAATGAGAGTTAGATTGTTAGAGTTATTGATACAGTCTTTTTCGGATCAAAGAATGGAAAAAATAAACGTGTCTTGGAGACAAATATCTGGAAATAGTAGAGTAAAGCCAATAGTAAGAAGATATAAAGCAAAAAATGTAAGGTCAAAGTTTCTCAAAATATCAATTGAAGATATGTTGATTGCTGCTTTATTACCCGTACAAAGATTTTATACTGGACCATTAGATTCTAAACGGCCAGTATCTTCTAATACTGTTTACAGTCAGATCAGGAAACAAATGTAATGTCTTTTTCAGA